TTGGTCAAACCCATCTGTGCAAACGTCTGAGCGTCAGCAGCAGCAATAGGTACAGCAGCTTCCATAGCAGCCTGCACAATGGCAGCACCAGCCATGCTACTAGCGCCTAAGCCACGAGAAGCCATAGCAGCGTTAGCTTGACGCAAAGCACCAGCAGCCCATGCAGGTGTACCGTCATTGAACTGCTGCATCAGCTTGTCCATCTGACCAGCAACAGTGGCAGCAGCTTCAACACTACCAGTCTGTGCTGTAGCCAGAGCTTGACTAAAACTACCTTGTTGAGCCACAGCAACAGCAGCGCTATTGAGCTTATCCATTGTCGCAGCAATGGCCTGCACAGGCTCTGTAAGCTGTAGGTTCTGACGAGCTACATCAACCAACTCTTGTTGTGTCGCTGTGCGCTGCTGAGCAATGGCAGTGGACTGTGCTGCAGTTTGTGCAGCAATAGCTTGAGGAATGACACCAGCTTTAGCAGCAGCTTGCACTGCTGTGTTAGTGGCTTCAGCAGACTTAGTAGCCTCCAGTGTGTATTGAGTGGCAGCAACAGCTTGTGGTGTTGCACCTGTGAACGTAGCAGCCTTAATCTCTTCAGCAGGACCAGCCTGTACAGCTACAGCTTGTTCAGCAGCACCAGCTTTAGCAGCTTCCTCAACAATGATTTGCTCCATCTGAGCAGCGTTGGCTGCACCAAGTGTGTAACCTGTAGCAGCAAGCGCTTCAGGAGTGAGACCAAGCTGTGCAGCTTTAGCAATGAATTGTTTATCTGTTACTTGTGCTTCAGCTTCAGCAGGACCACCGACATCAGCAGCTGTAGCAGCCTTAGCCATTTGATCTTGTGTTGCTTGCAAGTCTGTTGGTGCAGCAACAGTGGCTGCACCGGGTGCTGTAGGCGCTGTAGCAATGGCACCCTGAGACACTGTACCTTGTGCTGCTTCAGCAAGAGCACCTTCAGAGACAGTACCAGTGGCTGCAGTTTGACCAGCCTGTGCTTTTGTCACAGCACCTTGTGTAGCCTGTGTAGTGGCAGCAGTGGATTTAATTGCGGTAGGAGTAGTTACACCAGCGGCTTGTGTAGCTTGTGCAGGTGTCGCAGCAACTGTAGCTGCTGTAGTAGGTGTCGCTACATTCATACCGGGAGTCATAGCGGTCTGTGCAGCTGTGTAGCTTGTAGCGCCCGGTGTTGCTGGAGCACCGGGTGTGGCTGGGGTGGACGCTGCTGTTGTGACAGACGGTGTAGGTGCTGTGGGTGCTGCAGGTGCTGTCGCTTTAGCAGGTGCTGCAGGTGCTGCAGGTGCTGCAGGTGCTGTCGCTTTAGCAGGTGCTGCAGGTGCTGCAGGTGCTGCAGGTGCTGTCGCTTTAGCAGGTGCTGCAGGTGCTGCAGGTGTTGCAGGTGCTGCAGGTGCTGCAGGTGCTGTCGCTTTAGCAGGTGCTGCAGGTGCTGCAGGTGTTGCAGGTGCTGCAGGTGCTGCAGGTGCTGTCGCTTTAGCAGGTGCTGCAGGTGCTGCAGGTGTTGCAGGTGCTGCAGGTGTTGTAGCTTTAGCAGGCACTATAGGTGCTGTAGGTGCTATAACTTTAGCTATTCTATCTCTAACAGATTGAAGAAAACCACCCGTGGCATAGTTCTTAGGCTGCACTACACCACCCTTTGCCATGCGCTCAGCAAACTTAGAAGTGATAGCACTGTACTTCTGAGCATCAGAAGGTGACGAAGCAAGGAAGTTGTCGAAGCCCTGCATAGGACCATCGTATCCCATCTTACGTGCAACAATTTCCTTTTGTTTCGATGTAAAGCTCTTATCCATATTGTTTCCTATTACGCCACCAAACCGGGCAAGTACACAGTTTTACCATCACGCTTTGTAGCTGTCATCACTTGTTTCTTCAAGTTGGCAGGGTCATATGATACATGCACCCAACCACTATCAGGTACACCGGGTGTATAAAACTCAAGAATGAGTTGTGTGAATTCAAAGTTGTCTGCGATGTACTGTGCAAGATCTGCATTGGGTACACCAGCAATCTCAATGTCAGCAGCCTGCCCTTTGCAATGGTCGCTAGTACGACTACCACCAACAGCAGCATTAACATCAGGGCTACGATAGCCACTATTAACTTTAATACCAATACCATATGCATCACGCAAGGGCTGCAACACTTGCTCACATAACACTGTCAAGTTCTGAATCACTTCGTCGCTGTGCGGATAGTTGTCCATGTCTCGACGTGAAGCTGTCTCGCTCTTAATCATCTCATGCAAAGAGAAGTTGTTAGTCAGCATTGTCATTTCGTTTCCTTTGTTGTAGGCCAAGCATCTCTCAAGGCTTTTGCATCAACTGCGTGTCCGTCAGCGAGTCTTGCCATTTCTTCAAGAGCAACTGTACACTCTCCGAATACGGACGTTGAGGTTGTGGCGTAGTCTCTAACGGCGGGGCAGGTAGCTGTAGCGATGGCGGCGGTGGCACGGTTGGCTTCGACCCGCACCCGGTGAAGCTCAATACGAGCAGCATCGGCAGCAAGAGCGTTCTTACGAATTTGTTGTTGAGCAGCTTTGAGAGCATCATCTTTCTGTCCTTGTAAACGTGCAGCCTCTTCAGCCACAGCAGTTGTTGCAGCCGCTACAGCAGCAGCATTGGTTGCTTCCATCTCAGCAATGGTTGCTTCCATCCTCCAACCCTGAACAGCGAAGCCACCCATGAAGGCGGCAATGGCTATGACAATTGTTATGACTAAGTTCATAAAGTATTCTCATGTTGATGAGGACGTGGCATAGGACGTGGAGGTGGAGGAGGCGGCATACCGTTCATGTGTTTAGGCGCATCCGTCATCTTACCACGAACGTATGCTGTAGCTGCCATGAAAGCAACAACAACTGTACCCATTGATGCAGAGAATGTAGCAACCAAGCTCATTATCATTGTCACCCTTGCAGGCTCTACAAAGTTTGATGCCAAATAAACGATGAGGACGAACGGAAGAAACAATGCCATCCACGCCATAATACGTTGCTGATCGGCAAGCTTATCCATGTTGTCAATCTGCAACATCTTCTCGCTACGGTCAAGCTCTTCGTCGGTAACAATACCATCGTGGTTCATATCGAACTGGTTATAAACGGAATGTTCTTGTAGCTTTTTAGTCATACTCCGTCCTTAATAATGCTATAGACGATGATGCTGAAATAGATGGAGAAGGCCAACACAACAGCTAAGCATGCACTCCAAAAGAAGTTAGCAATCTTCTCAGCCTTCTTTATCTTTCTCAGCGCTTCAGCTTTTCTGTCTGCCTCACGCTTACGTGCTGCTTCAGCCTGAAACTTGAGCCAGTCGTCCCATAGTCCAGCACGTCCGTGATAGACCATCATACGCTTTAGCTCTTCTTCTTGTGTCTTTAGTTGCTCAAGCGCTGCAAATTCTTCTAAGGCGTTCTTACCGCCCTTGTTCACTCTACGCTGTATAGCAGACTTGTTGTCAAAGTATTTGAATAAGGATTGCCCAGCAGCAAAGATGTCTCCACCATTGCTAACTGTTTCCTTAATAACACTAAAGGCAGCATTAGCAGCAGCGAGTTCTACAAGCATTATCTGAACAGGCGCTCACCAACAAAGGTGAGGATGCCGCCGAATAACGAAGCGATGGTCATGCCCATCCAGAACCCACCCTTGCTTTGATTAGCCAGTGCCAGCAGCTTCTTTATGTCAGCGTCCATACTATCCACCTTCTTACTGAGGGTGTCAACAGTGCTGATCAGCTTGCCATATTCGACAGGATCTATGTGTTCCATTTGTACTGCTACCTACACAGACGCTTATGCGTTCCAAGGCGTACCAGTGGCGGTCACGGGGTTTTTCTGCAAGGCAATGTTTGCAGCCAGAGAAGCTTCAGTAGCGTCCTTGTCCACACCAGATGCCCAGCACCAGTTCAACACTTCTGCCTCGGTGACATCAGCGTAAGGGATGGTGGGGGTGCCAGCTTGCCAAGAGCAGGTGGAGTAAGCGGATGCACTGTACTCGCCGTCAACGGCTGTGCAGGTCCAGTGTGCTGTGGTGATGAAGTCGTCCGAGGTGAGTCGGTCGCATTGTGTGATTGTCCAAGTGGTGGTCATGATATTTCCTTTCGGGGGTTAAATTGATTCGAGGGCTGCGACACGGGTGCGTAGCGCCTTCACTTCTGCGATCAGGTTGGCGATCAGTTCAGCATTGGAGTAGTCCATGCCTTGCATCTCTTCGCCGTCCTTCACGCCTGTTGCCACGTTGGTGCGTGATGCCTCTTGTACTTCGTGAGCAATCAAGCCAACAAAGGTAGAGCCATCAGCCTTCCATGTGCCTTCAACGGGGTTGAGGCTGTCGATGTACGCACCAGAGGTGGTGATCGGGCCTGTGATGTTTTTCAGGCGGTAGTCGGAGGATGTGTTGTAGGCAACTGCTGTTGTTCCGTTTTGAGTGATAGAGCCGATTGAACCAGTTGCGTATAAGAAATCAACATACTTAACGCCAGATGCAGTACCAAAGTTATGAGCAATTTCTATTCTGGTTTCAATTCCAGAACCACCTTTTAATACTGCAAAACCTGACTGACCACCAGATGCTGTAGTCCCCACCAGCAAGTTACCGCTGGAGTCGATACGGGCGCGTTCGGTGTTGCCAGAACCGTTCTCAAAAATCAGATTGTTTCCGCTATCGCCGTAAATGCGAGCGCGGTTTGTTCCAGCGTTTTGCCAAGTCAGTTGATAGTCTTGGTCAAGGAAAATACGACCAGCGCCAACGTGTAACCTTGCTCCCGGTGATGTAGTCCCCACCCCCAAATTCCCACTCGCATCCAGCGTCATCGCCTGAGTGAAGGTGACGGCAGCACCTGCTGTGCCGGAGGGGGCGTTGAACCACTTGAAGCCAGAAGTGCCAACATCAAACCTACCAGCACCAGCCCCTGCTGCGTAAGTTAAACCACCAGATGCCCAGTATGCGTTCGATAGCAGCACAAGGTCACGGGTATCTCTGGTAATTGATGCACCTGCAACACCAATCTCAATCGCAGTTCTCCCCCAAGCACTCGGAGTAACTCCCAAGCCGAGGTTGCCGGAGGAGTCGATGCGCATGCGCTCGGAGCCGTTTGTGGCAAACAGCAAAGGGGAATTGCTCGTTACAAAGATTTCCCCGGTGTTTGCGCCAGAACGAATCTCCATGCTGCTTGGGCTTGTGCCAGCACGTTGGAGACGAACCGTTGCGTTTGCGTCAGTGCGCTCAATCTCCAAACCAGAGCCGCTTGTGAACGCAGGCGAACTCGTCCCAATACCCACGTTGCCGGAGGAGTCGATGCGCATGCGTTCAAGGCTGTTCGTACCCAGCAACAGGGGCTCTGCGGCGTTTACAAACAGTCTTGCGCCAACGGTGTCCGTGTAGTCAAGAAAGGCGTTGGCAACAGCATCACTCAGACGCAAAGCCGCCCCATCCGCGCCATTGATGTGAACAGTGGTTCGTGTGCCAACTGCGGAAGGCGAACTCGTCCCAATGCCTACGTTACCTGCGTTGGTGATGCGGAGGCGTTCGACCGGAGCCGCAGCCGATGCATTGGTGGAAAACGCCAGTGCGTGTGAGTTGGTGCCGCCGTCATACAGGGCGTCGATGTAAACACCCCTTGGAGTGCCTGAAGCGGGGCGGGTAGTCAGCCAAAGCCGGACACCTTGGCCAGTTGTTGCGCTGCTTCCGGTGTCGTTAAAAAACCCGGCCACCTGAGTAATGGCTCCAGCACTTACGGAATTGATGGCCGCTTTTGTGCCAACGGTGTCGGTAAGCCCAATACCGAGTTGCCCACTCGCATCCAGCGTCATCGCAGACCCAGTGGTCAGGACTTTGGAGCCGTTGAGGTAGGCCACGCCGTTGGCTGTGCCGCCAGACAAAGTGACTGTGCTGGATGTAGTCAGTGCTTCAGCGGTGATAGTGCCAGTCAGTGTAGGCGATGCAGACATCACCACGTTGCCTGTACCAGTGATGGCGTTGCTCACCAGACCTTTAGAACCGTCAGTGAACACGGCACGTGACGCAGTCAGGCTAGACAAGATAGGTTGTGCTGTGAGAGTGGCAACACCTGTGACAGCCAATGTGCCACCAATAGAAGCATTACCAGCCAAGAACAAGTCTTTGAACTTCAGCGAAGAACTACCAATGTCAACGGTGTTTGTTGTCTTAGGTGTAACAGTGGATGAGCCAACAACAATATCCTGTGTCGGACCCAACACCAAGATGGGAGCACCCTCACCAGTAGTACCGTCATGGTTGTGACCTGTACTGGCGTTAAAGGCCGCTTGAATACCATCAAATTCATTGTCGAGGTCAGCTGCACTAATGACGTTACCGTCAGCAATGTTGTTACTTGTATCGACTCGTACATATCCTGTCATAATAGTTCCTGTCTAGTGTGTGTAGTTATAACCGAAACATCAAAGCTGTAAAGCTTTAACGTCTGTCATGTGTTGCAAATTCCAAAGTTGCTGCGTCCAAACTGAACGGAGGGTTTTGACCATCCGACACAAACTGCAGCGACACGCTAAAAGCCGACCCAATCACTTGAGTCTCAAACTGCTTCACCAACTTACTTCCAAACACTGTGGTGCCATATCTAGCACCAGAGCTACCATAGAAACCTACAGTGCCTGCTTCGTTAGACAACTCAATAGTGTCAGGCTGAATGCTGCCCTGTGTGTCAAAGTCAAGCTTCAAGTTGACAGAGGTGGTGACACCCCCTTGAGGGTCTGTGTAGAGGAATAGTTTGTAGAACGTTTTACGAATACGTGGATCATTGATTGAAACAAAAGGTGTAGCAAATGAAGCAATGATGTTTGTTCCATCAAAGCTGTTGCCGTTTTCCATTTCATAAATGTAACCATCGTCGTGAGCAAACACCAATGTCTCTGTTTGGTTTTCGTAGTCACCATCAGCAACATAGGCTTTGATACCCAATGTCTCAGCCCACGACATAGTGCTGGTGTTATCACCAACCATCTGTGTGCCCAACACACCTTTAGCGTTCGCTGTAGATGTACCAGTTGCGTTGTAACCAAAGATGCGGTATTGCGACTTCTGCTTGATGACACAGCTGGCAAAGCTGCTGCTAGAAGCGATCAGTGCTGTCATCTCGTTTTGAATAGGCTTAGACACCACACCCAAGTTGAAGTCACCAACACGGTCTGTAGCGCTAAACAAACGCAAGCCTTCAGGACCAAGGAAGATGACATCACCACCAATTTCTTGAATAGTGTCAGGAGCAACACAACCTACATTCTTTGTCACAGGTTGCAACACAAAGTCTTGCAAAGTGTTACCGACAAGCTGACTGATTGTTTTGTCTGTGAAGATGATGAGAGCTTCACGGAAAGGGATGATACCTGTGATGAGTCCACCAACGTTGATGACACCAGAGCCGTTAGCAGCGCTGAAGTCTGTGTCGGTATAAGGTGACGTAAATGTCAAGACTTCGCCTTTAGCGAAGAACATTTGATTTTTATGGTAAGAAATAAAGCTTGCACCAACCACATCAGACGGAGCACCTGTCATCTCTGCAAAGACTGTACCGTTCCAAATGAAGGGTGTGTTGGTACCATCAACACCAGCAACCTTGTCTACACCAGACACTCTGTACTTAGCAACACGCAGCTTACCACCACCGCTTCTGTCACACGACAGCATGGTGATGGCTGCATTGTCTGCAGGGCTAGAGGCTAACGAAGGGTAGATTGACAACGCAGCAGCACCAGACGTTACAGTTGGTACAGCCAATACTGTGTACACCTTCTCAACACCAGCGATGGAGAATGTGTCACCAATCTGTGGCAAGCCTGTCAAACCATCGACGTTCAATGTAGCGCCTGTCTGAGCACCACCGTTCACAAGCACTGTGCCGTATGAAGGCGTAGACACCTTAGTGTGTGTTGTGCCAGTGGTGGAATAGATGTCAGAGTTGCGATAGGACAACACTGTCTCGTTCCAAGCAACAACACCTTTGATGGTGCCTGTATGACTTGTGAAGGTGACAGCAGCTTTATCGGCTGGGCTAGAAGCCAGCGATGTTGTCAGTGTCAGTGTTGCTTGTTTGTATGTGCTGTTAAACGACACACCTGCTGTGGCGATAGTGTAGGTACCAGTGACACCAGCAATGGTGAATGTGGAGCCTTCAACGGGAGCGGTATAGATGTTGGCAAGCACCAGAGTTGTACCAGTCTGTCCAGATCCCTGCACCTTTGGTTCACCGTAAGCAGGAACAAACGAGCTTGAATACTTGTCGTAGCCTTCGATGCGCTTGTAGCCACCGTCAGTGGATGGCTCAAAGTTCTTCAGCAGACGAGCGCTACCGGGAGCCTGTGTACCTTGTTGCAGCGGAGACAGGTTGGAGATGAGTCCACCACGGAACTCAAACGGATATGTCTGGAGTCCATCAGCCATCAGCGCACCCGATCACCAAAAGCAGAGCTACCACTACCAGATTGAATAATGGCAGTGGAACGCATGTATGTGAAACGATTGACCAAGATGGTACGCATACGCTTCAAGCCTTCTTCAAACTTACCTTTAGCAATGTTGGCAGCTTGTTCGTTGCTACGGAACATGTAAGCATGATACATAGCGCCATCAATGATGACATGACGGAATCGTTCTGGAATGGAAGGAACGTCTGTGGCGCTCTCAAGATCTACAGGAACTCGGTAGTATTCGTAGACAACTTCGTAGGCTTGATCAGGTGGTGGTGTCACACCCCATTCCAAACTAGGTGCTTGAAACACAGCATCAGGAATCTGACGCTTAGAAGTGTTGTCACCATACTCTTGGTCTACAGAGTTTTCGAGGTAGTCGTCATAGTCAACAACACCAAGCTTCACTGTAGCATTGCCAAATGTGGTGCTCTCCTTGATGCGGAAGGTATCGAAGTCAATCGACCCAGCATCATTAGGGAAAGCATAACGGGTTGTACCTGCTGTCAATGTGTCTTCAGCAAGTACGTGGTTGAAAGGCCACTCATAGTGTGTTTGATTGATGTCACGAATGGAAGAGTTGACACTGTCCTTGATCTGCGAATAGAAACCTTTAGCTGTGGCAAAGTTGCCAGAGGTCAGTTCCACTTCGTTGAGTCGACGATTGACTTCGTTGACAAGTCCGATGTAGTCGTATGCCATATCATTGTTCCTTAATCTTCAAACGAATAACTCGTTCAGCAATGCTGCCTGCGCTGTCTTCCATACGGCATGTAAATTTGTAGTCGTAGTTGGCTGTACCAAGACCAAGGTTGATGGTGGCTACACCACCGCTGATGGTCTGTGCAACGTTCTGAATACCATTGACTGTGTTGCCAGCAGTGAGTGCAGTTTTAGTACCAGTTGCATCATCAACATACCAAGTGATGGAGCTAATGGTGGCAGCACCCAAGAACCTAGACCAGTCTACACTGTAATCTAGCAACTCGTCCTTATCCTTTGGAGGCCATTTAAACGACATATATCTATTCCTATCCTATTTAAGCTACCATCACTGCTCTGTCAGACGAGCTAGTCTTTCTATACGTGTACACTTTTCTGTCTTCTGTCGACACGTTATATGTTCGTGTAGATGGCGTAGCCCTAGCTTCAACATAAACAATACGGGGCTGTGCAGCAATTGCTATAGTGCGTTCTTTGCTTGTTGACTTACGTTCAACATACACGGCCCTAGTTCTAGCATACAAAGAAGCAACAGCGTTGTAATCAAACACAGCCACAACAACTGTCACATCTCCTACAACTGCTGCAGCACTGACACCATCAAAGGTTGGTCTAGCATTTTCAGCAACAGCGACATCACCAATAATACCTGTAGCGTATACACCACTAACGATTGTGAGAGATGATGCTTTAGCAATAGCATCTCCGAGTGTAACACTGATTGCGTCTGTAACAAATGTGATGTTAGAGTCTGCAACAATTGTTAGATCGCCTACAGCGCCTGTAGCAGCTACACCATCTACAGGAATACGGTTGATGGAGCGAACATCAGGAACACCAATAGCACCAACAGCCTCAGAGCCTGTGACAAGTGTTGTCGCATTAGCAACGATTGTTGTCACACCGACAACACCTGTAGCGACAACACCAACCAATGGTGTGTTGGCTTTAGCGACAACAACCAAACTACCAACAGCGCCTGTAGCAGCTACACCTGTAACGTCTGTGGTGCAACCAAGCGACAAAGCTACAGTGCCTATAGCGCCTGTAGCAACCACACCAACAAGGCTAGTGACAGCAACGCCAACAATACCTACGCTGCCTACAATGGCTGGACTGACAAGGCTGACAACAACATGGTTGGCATCAGCAGTGATGACAACACCACTGTCTGAAGTGGCTACAGAGACTACACCGTCTGGTACGTAAGCAACATTGCTAACGCCATAACGACTGGTACCGTAGGTACCTATGCCGTATATAGCGCCAGTGCGTGTTGTTGTTGCCATTTAAGCAACCTTATGCCAAACGAATAATTGCGTTGCTTGCGTCTGCTGCAGGGAACTGCACAACAAAGTCGCCGTTAGTCGAAGTCTTGTCACCACCAAAAGAGATGACAGCAACAGCGTTGGTTGTACCAGAGCCACCGTCAGTGGTGGTGTTATAGATGAGAGCGCCAGCAGCAGTGATGGTTGCGCTAGGCCATGTTGCATCGGCAAAGTCTACAAAGGCTGTAGTGCCCGATGATGTTGGGTCGATGTTTGTCAATGTCACAC